TTATGTCTGAAGAGTTTAGTGAAACTAGAGCTTTACAAGACCAACCTGAGTTATCTCTAATGGTATGGGATGATGAGGATATATATGTCTATCGTAATCAAAGCATAAACAAATATGCACATGAGTATATACAAGGTAAGTATCATGATAATCGTTCTATGTTTGATGCTATATATTACACAATAAATCCATTAGAAATGAAATACAAAGATGGTAGGTTAAAGTCTGGATTCAAGAATCATTTGATTCGTAGAATCAAGGGCTTTGCTAAAAGTAGTAACACTACACAAGTAATGTTAAAGACATTGCTTGATTACTTATCTAGTAATTATCAAGATGACTTGTTTAATCCAAGTCTGATTGATAAAGCTAAAGAGTTTGTTGATAATGAAGTTAGATTATATCAATGTCCACTTACCAAAGTAATAAACTACCAAAGCATGATGACTCAATTTAGTTTATCTGGTAAAATAGAACACTGTGAATTATCTATGAACTCTGAAATACTAGAATCAAAGTATGGTTATAAGTATGATATAAATAATCATACATTTTTACTTGAACATGAAGTAATGATTGATGGTAGTTGTTATGATGAACGCACTGTTAATATAGTTCGCTGCACTGAATGTGATGTAAAATGTGTCGAAGAAGAAACCAGAGATGGTTTATGCGTTGAGTGTTGTGGTCGTGATTACAGAATACATAATTATTCTCACAGAGTAGAAGAAACATTAGGCTTTGATAGACAGAAACTTAAGTCAGAACCTTATCTTGGTATTGAAATGGAGTTTCAAGTAGACAAGCGTAGAGCTGGTCGATTGTATGTTGGTGATAATATGTTTGGTCATGCTCTAATGAAAGATGATGGTAGTATAAGAGGTGGTTTTGAATTAGTATCTAGACCAGCAGGTTATACATCTCATCTAGCACGATACGATTCATTCTTGACTGACTTACCAGAGTATATACATCCACATATATCATGTGGTATGCATGTACACATCAGTCGTACAGCATTTACACAACTAGGTGCTGGTAAACTTGTTGAGTTTATGAATCGTGAAGATAACAAAGAGTTTGTTAAACTGATAGCTGGTCGTGGTTCTACTAACTATCAAACTTCTGACCCTAACTATGATATCAAGACACCTTATCGTCAAGCATATAAAGATAGATATGTTGGTAGATATAACTTTGTTAATCTTAACAACAAAAAGACAATTGAATTGCGTATCTTTGCAACTCCTGCTAACAAAGTACAGTTCAACATACGCATGCAATTTGTAAAAGCAATGATTGAGTATTGCAAACCAGCAATACATAGTGTATCATTGAAGCAACAAACCCACTTTAAATCTTTTGTATCATGGTTAACCAACACTAAGAAAGACTTTAAAGAATTATATAACTACATTAAGGAGTCAACAATATGTGCATAGCAATAATGAAATCAGAAAACAAAAAGATTAGTAAAACTACATTACAAAGATGTTATGATGCTAATCCAGATGGTGCAGGCTTTATGTTTGCAGAAGATAAAGAACTACATGTGAAGAAAGGTTACTTTACTTTCAAAGAATTTTACAAGGAGTATAAACCACATGAGAACAAACAGGTACTTTTACACTTTCGTATTAAAACGCACGGTCCAATTGATAAAAACAATTGCCACCCGTTCCTTGTTAATAATGGTCTTGGCTTTATTCATAATGGCATCATCTCTGGTTACGGTGATGATAAGCAATCCGATACCATACAATTCAACAACGCTATCCTCAAAAAGATAGTAAATAAACATGGCAACATAGGACTATTTGAAGACCCAGTTGTTGAGCTTATTGAAAATGTTATCGGCTATAGTAAGCTAGTCTTTCTTGACAGACATGGTAACTATCGTATTATGAATGAAGAGAAAGGTCATTGGAACAATGGTGTATGGTATAGTAACAATAGCTACAAGAAACCTGAACCAGTTAAAAGTATTACATATCCATATATGAATTATGGTAAGCAAAATACGCATCGCACGATGCTGCCCACGGCAGCTTCAAGCTCCTGCTCTTTTGCTGTTGGTGATTGGGTTGTTTGTAACGAAGACTATGACTATGGTATAGGCGATTCATCAATAGTAATTAAGAAAGGTGAATGGCTTGAATTAGAATCAATTGATGAAAAAAATAAAACATGTACACTAGTAGATGGTTCTTATCGAGACCCAGTAGTTTATTCTAATATTCCTATGTCAGTAGTAAATTTATGGTATGATGCTGAAACATATAGTTACAATCAATCATTTGACTTTTAGTCAAAAGTATGATATAATATTTATGTAAGGAGAAAGAAAATGAAATGGTATATTGTAGTAGAAACAGCGTCGGGTGATGAGATTAAAGTTAGTACATTACCCGAAGATATAACAGAGTCAATTGATGAATGGTTACAAGATGGAGGTAATGCAAATGGAGGGAACTAACGAGTGTTATGGTGATGAAGATGAGAAGGATGATTACGAACCTGATTATGATTCAGACAATGATGACATGTGGTTACGTAAGAAAGAAGAAGAAGAACAACAACAAGGAAATTGTAAATGAGATGTAGAGCTTGTGATAAAAACTTATCTGACTTTGAGTCTACTCGTAAACATCATGAGTCAGGTGAGTTTGTAGACCTATGTAACAAATGCTTTGGTACTATACAAAGTGATGTTATTGACATAGATGAACGAGAAGACTTACGTCATGTAGAAGATGAATATGACGAGTAACTTTATAAAACTAGGACCTTGCCCTCACTGTGGTTCTAGTGATGCTAGGGGTGAGTATGCTGATAATTATTATTGCTTTAGTTGTGGTAAGTATGATTCTAAAACTGACACTGCTTCGTTGCGAGAGCGCATCAAGCAGCGAACGCAACAAAGTGTGCAGAATGTGTCATCTTTACTTGAAACAGTAAAAGATATACCACAAAAAGGTATGCAATGGTTACTTAAATACAACATAACACCAGCCGAAATAAAAAAGTATGGTATATGTTGGAATGCAAGTAGACAGTTGTTAGTATTGTTACAAGACAAAGGCTACTGGCAAGCCCGTAACTTTGGCTTTGGTAACTATAAGTATGCATCACAAGGTATGAAACCCTTGACAATATATGGTGAAGGTGATATAATAATAGTAGTAGAAGATGTTTTGTCTGCTATTAAAATAGCAAGATGTAGAGGTGAAGGATATTGTGCTACGCCTTTGCTTGGCAGCTCTCTGAGCAAGCAAGTTCTCGCCCAGTTAACTAAACAATATGAGTCTATATATGTTTGGTTAGATAGAGACAAAGCTAAACAAGCTATTCGTATACGCAACACTATACGACAATCTGGTAAAACTAGTAAGGCTATTATTAGTAAGCTAGACCCTAAAGAATATAACAAAGAGGAGATATTACAATGGTTGAAGAGTTAATCATTAAGTTGTTCATGACTGAACGAACGGCATACGATAGATTCTACAAGCATCTTAACTTAAGTTATATTAAAACTAACTTTGTTAGTTTATATAAATTGTTTATTGTAATTCATAGTTACTATGATAAGTCTGACAAGACTTCTATTAGTAAAGCTGACTTAGAATTAGCATACCATAGTAACTATTTACTAGAAGATAGTGAAAGAACTGAGCTATCAAATCTATTAGATAGAATACTAGACCTTGAGTTAACAGAGCAAAATGTGTATACTTATCTTAATGCACACAAGCAGCGATGTATTGCAGGAGAAGTGGCTAAACTTGCATTAGATGTAGAAGATGGTTCGGCTAAAGTAGAGGAGTTACTAGAAAAATTTAATGAGTTAGACCATGAAGATACACAGATAGAAGAGGCTAAGCCTGTCAACATGGACTTACATGAGATATATGAATCACAAATACAAACGCCTGGACTACGATGGCGTTTAAATTGGCTAAACAAATCACTAGGTTCATTACGCAAAGGTGACTTTGGTTTTATCTTTGCTAGACCAGAGACAGGTAAGACTACCTTCTTAGCATCAGAGATGACCCATATGGTATCACAAACGGATGGTGATATACTCTGGTTTAATAACGAAGAGCAGGGTAAGAAGGTAGCAGTCAGATGTTTCCAAGCTCTGTTTGGTGTAACAAACAAAGAGTTATTTGAAGAGAAAGAAATCAATGCTGATGAATACAGACAAAAAGTAGGTGATAGGATTAAGATATATGATTATGAAGATAGTAGTTCTGTTAGTCGTATTGAATCTATTATCAAAAATACTAATCCATCATTAATTATCTTTGACCAGATTGATAAGGTTCGTGGTTTTAAAAACGACAGGTATGACCTGGAGTTAAAGAAGTTATATCAATGGGCTAGAGAAATGGCTAAACTATATGCACCAGTCATTGCAGTATCTCAAGCTGGTGGTACTGGTGAAGGTAAGCTGTGGTTAACAATGGATGATGTAGACAGCAGCAAGACTGCGAAGCAAGGTGAAGCTGACTGGATACTTGGTATTGGTAAAGAACAAGATAACACTAGCAACATGAGGTATCTTAACATTAGTAAAAACAAACTGTTAGGTGATGCTGATACATTACCTGACCTACGTCATGGCAATCAACAAGTCATGATTAAACCTAACATAGCGAGGTATGAAGAACTATGAGTTATTTAGTATTAGATGTAGAAACAACTATTAGTAATAAAGGTAATCCGTTCGATAAGAACAACAAGCTATGCATGGTAGGATTACTTACACCTGAAGAGTATGTAGTATATGATATAGAATACTCCGTTGACCCCTACAAGGAATCACTAGAACGAATCCAATTAGCCGTGGATAAGTGCGATGTGCTTGTAGGGTTTAACATAAAGTTTGACTTGCATTGGCTACGCAGGTATGGCATTAACTTTACTGGTAAACGCATCTGGGATTGTCAAGTAGTAGAATATATACTTAACAACCAAGACCTAGCTTACCCATCCTTGAATGGTACTGCAGAGTATTATGAACTGGGAAGTAAGCTTGATGAAGTTAAAGAGAACTATTGGAAGAATGGTATTGATACTGATAAAGTACCACAAGAAATACTTGCTGATTACCTGAAGCAAGATGTGGAACTTACAGAAAAAGTAATGAAAAAACAAATGGAAAGAATCAATGAACTTCCTCATTTGAAACGATTGATATCTTTACAGAATCAAGACGTACTCGTACTACAAGAAATGGAATTCAATGGTATGATATACGACTATGATAAATCTAAAGTATTAGGAGATGAATTACATGAACAAATCGACAAACTTAACCAAAAGCTTTTTAACTATCATGCTTACGATAGTTTTAATCCCAATTCTGGGGAGCATCTTTCTGCTTTTCTTTATGGTGGGACTATTAAAGAGCGTTTTCAACGCCCCATCGGACATTTTAAAACTGGCGTACGTGCAGGCGAAGTTAAGTATAAATGGGATGAAAGAGATAAAGTCTTCGAAAGACAAATAAATCCTTTACCTAACACAGAACTTAAGAAAGAAGGTTTCTACAGTACAAACGAAGAGACCTTACGTAAACTTAAACCTAAAACAAATGCTGGTAAAGAAATACTAGCAGCGATATTGGCACGAGCTACCATGCAAAAACGTATGACAACATACTATCATGGTGTGCCTGAACTAATTGATTCAATGAACTGGAAAGATAGTAAGATACATGGTCAACTGAATCAATGTAGAACTAAAACAGGTAGGTTAAGTAGTAGTAATCCTAACCTGCAAAACTTTGACGGAGAGATTAAAACTCTCTTTTTATCACGATACGGAGAAACAACATGAGCAGAGATGATATATTAGCAGCACAAGAAAACGAGCTAAATTCAGCTGAAGAACAACAAGCACAAGAAGAAGCTCATCATCATTTTACAGGTACTGAGTTTAGTCATATGGTTGAACATCTTGGACCTTCACATGCATTATCATTTTTAACAGAAGATGCAGTAGGTGAATTAAGAAGTAAATTTTTAAATGAATATCATCATAGATTAATAGAAACTGTAGGATTATAACATGATACTAAATGCAGATGCTAAAGCCCTGGAATGGGTGTGTGCATCTTTCTTATCACAAGATAAGACAGCACATAAAGAAATACATAATGAGATTGACCAACATACGGACAATCAAAACAGGTTTGGACTACCATCTAGATTAATTGCTAAGACTTTTGTCTTCCGTCTAATCTATGGTGGTAGTGCTTTTAGTTATGCTAATGACCCTAACTTCAAAGATATTGGTAATGAATCCTATTGGCAAAATGTCATTGACCAATTCTACAATAAGTATACAGGTCTTAAAGCTTGGCACGATAAGTTAATGTTTGATGTAAAGAAAACAAATCAACTTATTATGCCAACTGGCAGAACTTACAAGTACTTACCTGAAACAAACAGTATGGGTAATGTCAAGTATCCACGCACACGAATCCTTAACTACCCAGTGCAAGGACTCGGTGCTGACCTTATGACAATAGCTCGTATTAGTTTGTATAACAAAATAGCAAAGATGGAAGGTGTTAAACTTATTAATACAGTACATGATTCTATCATGCTTGACTTTGACCCAAAGGTATGTTATACTAATAGTATAGTACAAATAGTTAAAGAGTCTTTTGAAAATGTACCAGCAAACTTTAAACATTTGTTTGGTAAAGAATTCAACCTACCCATGAGGGTTGATATACAAGTAGGAAATACATGGGGTAACTTAACTGACATATAAGGAGAAAATATGCAAGTAAATGTCGTAGATGTATCAAGCTTAAACACTCACCAAGCTAAGAATGGTAGACAATATCAATCTATCGAAGTGATGTATAAGAATGAGCAAGGACAAGCACAGTCTAAAAAACTAATGTCCTTTGCAAACCCTGCAGTATTCAAGGCAGCTCAAGACTGGGCAAAGGGTGATGTAGTACATGTATCTACAGAAAAAGATGCAAATGGATATTGGCAATGGACAGCAGTAGGAACAGCAGAGACCACTACAGACAACCGTGGTGACACTGCAACAGCAGCACCTACTCAAGCTAAGGCAGCGACTAGAGTTTCAGGTAGTAACTATGAAACAAAAGAAGAGCGTGCCGACAGGCAAGTAATGATAGTCCGTCAATCGTCATTGAGTAATGCAGTTGCGACCCTAGCAATAGAGGGGAGCAAAGCATCAGCTAATGATGTAATTAGTCTTGCTAAATTATATGAGGGGTATGTCTTGGGACAAGAATCATCAGCATCTAGTATTGATGACCTTGAATCAGATATACCATTCTAATGGATACTAGATTGTTAGCTAATATTCTAGCCGTAGGGATACTCTTTGTATTCCTCGGTGTATTAGCTTACTATGATAACCATGTGTATAGTAATATTGATTTAGGTGAAGAAGTAATACTTGATGAGATATTACCTTATAATAATCCAACGGTTGATGACTTACCTCCAGTAACAGAGGATGGTAGTCATCTTCCTGATATACCTCCAATTATATAGGAGATAGGTATGCAAGCATTAATTGACCATGATTTAGTTGTGTTTAGATGTGCAGCATCTGCAGAGAATGATGGTCTTAATATAGCAATCTATAGAGCAGAAGCATTGCTTGATGAGTTGCTAACTAAGACTGGAGCAGATAGCTATCGTGCATTCTTATCAGGTAAGTCTAACTTTCGTAAGACTATCTATCCTGAGTACAAAGCTAATCGTACTGCGCCTAAGCCCGTGCATCTAGAAGCTCTACGAGAATATGCTCTAGACAAACAGAATGCGGAGCTTGCACCTGATACATTAGAGGCTGATGATGCCCTAGGCATTAATCAGACTGATGATACTATGATTGTATCATTAGATAAAGATTTACTAATGGTTCCAGGTAAGCACTTCTCATGGGAGATTAGTGGTAGAGGATGGACAAAGCCCGATAAGTTTACTGAACAGACAGAGCTAGAAGGTCTTAGATTATTCTTTGAGCAATGTCTTAAAGGTGATACTGCAGATAATATCAAAGGTATCGAAAAGATAGGTAACAAACGAGCTAAGTCCATGCTTGCAGATTGTGTCACTGGACAACAGATGTTTGATGTTGTCCGTGATGCTTATGGTAATGATGATGAGTTCATTATGAATGCATCAGTACTATGGATTATGCAACATGAGGAGGACATATGGAAGGAAAGATTTAATGCCTACATTCAAAAGTAAGCTAGAAGCTAGTGCTTGGAAGGTACTCAAACAAAACTTCCCAAGAGTTAAGTATGAACCTGATGTTATAGAATACATACAACCAGTTAAGTCACGGAAATATAATCCTGATTTTAAGATGGCAAAGAATGTATACATAGAAGCAAAGGGTAAACTAGATTTAGCTACTAGGCAAAAAATGGTTTGGTTTAAACAATGTAATCCTGAAGTCACCATAATATTCTTGTTTATGAATCCCGATAACAAGATAACCAAACGCAGCAAAACAACGTACTGGCAATGGGCTGAGAAAGAAGGGTTCATGTGGCTAGACTTTAGAAAGGATTGGATAAATGATTATAAAAAACTTATCAGAAAATAGTGATGGCAGCGTTGACTTTGATTTTAAAGTTGACAAACGAGAGACAGAGTTCTTGTTATCGTTTGCTATCAAAGCTCTCATGCGTGAGGGTATAATTAAAACAGCAGAGGAAGAGTTCGCTGAAACTGAAGTAGACCTTCCAATGGAGACAATGCAATGAAGAAACATTTAGTTATTGGAGATACCCAGGTTAAGCCTGGGATTTCCCTTTCGTACTTAACATGGATAGGTAAGTATATTGTTGACAAACAACCTGATGTAATTGTAATGATTGGTGACTTTGCAGATATGCCTAGCTTATCATCCTACGACGTGGGTAAAAAATCTTTTGAAGGTAGAACTTACAAAGCAGATATTAAAGCTGCTCATAAGGGCATGGATGCATTGCTAACACCTATGAGAGAACTTAACAAGAGACTAGCTAAAGCTAAGAAAAAGTTATACAAACCTAAGATGATACTTACTATGGGTAACCATGAGCAACGTATCAACACAGCTATTGAGTATGACAGAAAACTAGATGGTCTTATATCATTTGAGGATTTAAAATATGAAGAAGCTGGTTGGGATGTTTATCCTTTTCTGGATGTCGTTAGCGTTGACGGGGTGGCTTATTCTCACTATTTTGCTAGTGGTGTCATGGGTAGACCGGTTACTTCAGCTAGGGCTCTTTTAACTAAGAAGCATATGTCTTGTGTTGCAGGTCATCAGCAAGGTCATGACATAGCATACGGAATGAGAGCAGATGGCAAACAGATGACATCTATCATTAGTGGTAGTTGTTATGTGCACGATGAGGATTATTTGTCTCATCAAACTAATCAACATTGGAGAGGATTGTACATGTTACACAATGTGGAGGATGGTTCATTTGATGAATGTGCTATACCATTACATTACTTAAAAAGAAAGTATAGAAAATAGCTTGACTTTTTATTCAATATGTGCTATAATATTATTATGAAAGCAAATAAGAAACAAGTAGGTGGTAAACATTACATGAAGTATAAGATACAACCTATTGAATTTATTACACAAAATAATATACCCTTCATTGAGGGTAATGTTATTAAGTATCTGTTAAGATACAAAGATAAGAATGGTATACAAGATTTAGATAAATGTATACATTATATCGAACTATTAAAAGAATTATACCATAATGGTAAAACTTAAAACAAAACGAATTTGCAATAAATGCAAAGAACCTGCTAAAATCTGGGATAAAGAACAGTGGTGGTGTTCTATTGAAACAAGCATAGGTACTATGAATATGCGAGGATATTGCAAAAAGGAGGAGAAGAAATGAAAAACTTATTTACAACAACCATAGGACATTTAATTATTGTGGTTGTTCTTATTAGTTTATATTTCTTATTAGCTATATCTTTTACAAAAGCAGAACCTTTAACAGAAGGTAATTTTGTTTTAACTGTTAGTAAAAGTGGTAACTATGAAGATTTAGAATTTGTTGGATACTTTAATAACTGTGATAAAGCTATAAAATATTATAATGAACATTGTATTAATTATAAAGCAGCTAGTTGTTTGTTAAAAGAGTATAGCAATATGCCTGACAATCATCCTTCTGACTCAGAATTATTTACTTTTGATATAACTACGCCACAATCATGTGGCTTTGTTGGTGTACAACAATTTAATTTTACAAAGGATTAATCATGCCAGGACCTAATGATACTAATGATTATGAAATCACTGGTGCTAAACTAAAAACTAGTGTGCCTAATGATAAGTACAGAGATAGTTGGGACAGAATCTTTGGTTCTAAACCCAATGATAAACAATTTGATAAGGTCAAAAAGAAACCGAAAGGTCGGTCATAACTATGGCTCTATCATTCAAAGAAGTCTGCGAAGAGTTAACTAAGATAGATGAAACTACTCTATTAGAAATTCTAGATATTACATCTGAAGATATCGTTAATAAATTCCAAGACAAAATCGAGGACAACCTCGAAGAACTATCTAATGATTTAGATGAACATACTAAACAATTAGACTTTACATTTAACGACGAAGAATAGGAGATAGCAATTGGATATTTACCAATCGGTAATAGCATCAAGTAGATACGCACGTTTTATACCAGAGCTTAAGCGACGTGAGACGTGGGAAGAAACAGTAGACAGAATGGTTAACTACCTCAAGTCTAAGAACAAAGGACTTGATAAAGAATTTAAAGAGATAAGAGAAGCAGTACTTAATTTAGAAATCATGCCTAGTATGAGGCTTATGATGTCAGCAGGAGAGGCTTGTGAACGAGACAATATTGCGGCTTACAATTGTTCTTACCTCGCTATTAATAATAAACGAGCTTTTTCAGAGGCTTTATATATATTAATGAATGGAACAGGAGTAGGATTTAGTTGTGAAAGACAAGAAATTAGTAAGTTACCTGAAATACCAGAAGTACTTCATAGTACTGATGATTCTATTGTGGTTGGCGACAGCAAACTTGGATGGGCGAAGGCGTTTAAGAAACTATTATCTTCCTTATGGGAAGGTGATATACCCAAGATTGATTACTCACATGTAAGACCAGCTGGAGCTAGACTTAAAACATTTGGTGGTAGAGCTAGTGGTCCTGAACCATTAAAGAGATTGTTTGATTTCGTGATAGAGTCATTTAAGAATGCAACAGGTCGTAAACTAACCTCGTTAGAGGTACATGATATAATCTGTATGGTAGGTGAAATTGTAGTCGTTGGTGGTGTTAGACGTTCTGCCCTTATCTCACTATCAAATCTTACAGATAAACGCATGAGAGAGGCTAAAATGGGTGCCTGGTACAATGATTTTGCATGGCGTGGACTAGCTAATAACTCAGTTGCTTATACAGAAAAACCTGATATGGAAACATTCATGGATGAATGGGTATCATTAGTTAAATCTAAGTCAGGTGAACGTGGTATATTTAACAGAATTGCAGCACAAAAACAAGCTGCTAAATGGAAAAGACGTGATGAAACATTAACTTACGGAACAAATCCATGTAGTGAAATTATTCTACGTGATAAACAGTTTTGTAACTTAACAGAAGTAGTTGTAAGAAATGGTGATACTAAAGAGAGTCTACTTAACAAAGTACGACTAGCTACAATACTTGGTACATTACAATCTAATCTAACTAACTTTCAGTTCTTGTCTCATGAATGGACTAAGAACACAGTAGAAGAAAGATTACTTGGTGTATCACTAACAGGTATTATGGATGCTAAGATAACATCTAAACCTGACCCTAAATTTTTAGAGGAGATGAGAGACCATGCTAGAAGAACCAATCACAAATACGCAGACAAACTTGACATCCCAAGAAGCACAAGTATTACGTGTGTTAAACCTTCTGGGACTGTTTCTCAGCTTGTTGATAGTGCTAGCGGTATACATGCTCGCCACGCTGAGCACTACATAAGAACTATCCGTATGGATAAGAAAGACCCTATCTATGATTTCTTAAAAGATAAGGGAGTACAAGTAGAAGATGAGCAGTATAGACCTGATAGTACTGCAGTATTTAGTTTCCCAATGAAGTCTCCTAAAGGAGCTATTACTCGTAATGATATGACAGCCATAGAGCAAATGGAAAATTGGTTAGTATATCAAAGACATTGGTGTGAACATAAACCTTCTGTAACAATTAGTGTTAAAGATGATGAGTGGATGGATGTAGGTGCATGGGTATGGAGATACTTTGATGAGATATCAGGTATATCATTCTTACCACATAGTGACCATACATACGTACAAGCACCATATCAAGATGCTACTAAAGAAGAATATAATGAATTACTTAAGAAAACACCTAAAAGTATTGACTGGACTACATTCATTGAAGAAGATGATAACACTGAAGGAAGTCAAACTCTAGCGTGTACTGGAGGTTCTTGTGAAATTTAGTTACTATCCTATACTCGGAATCCATTTGGGTTTCGAGTTTACTAATGGAGTAATAGACAGAGAACAAGTAGAGTATCTACTAATTGATTTGTTTGTTGTTAGATTACAGATTGCGTGGTATCCACAATGAAGTTAGCTATTATAGGAAGTAGAAGTATTGAAGATGATGCCTGGACTCTTAAAACAGTAGACAAAGCAGTAAAGGAACTTAATCCTACTTGTATTCTAATGGGCGCAGCTAAAGGTCCTGATGCTGCTATTAGTCATTATGCAGAGTCTCATGATATAGATTTAGTAAGGTTCTTACCTTATCATCTATTAGACCCCGTAGCTAACTTTGATAGTAAACATTTCTTTATACGTACTAAACAAATTATAAACAATGCTGACCATGTATTAGCTTTATGGGATACTAAAAGTCATGGTACGCAGTATGCGATTAGATATGCTCAGAAGCTAGAAATACCTGTTAATGTTGTGAAATTTGTCTGGTAACATAGCAGTCTTCATAGATAACTTTAATTACATCTTTATCATCTAATGCTAGGGGGTCAATGTAATCTCCCCCTAGTACTGCTAATGTTATTGTAACAATATGAATAATTACTGATTTAACCATTTATAAACTTTTTATTGTATCTATTTTTCGAGAATAAGGGTCAGGGTCATTCATAAAATCATCTACTGACTTATTTATTAGATTAGGATTTATAAAATTACCTTCTTTATTTTTCTTAAAATAACTCTCAGGTAATACATCTATTAACATTTGTTCAGGTTGTGCTTTATTAAGCAAACTCATTCCACCAGCACCAATTACCCAAGCTCTATTAATATTATCAATACTATCTTCTACACCTTTTGATTTTAATTGTTTAGATAAAACTGATTTATATGCTTTTCTATATCGTTCTTGTACTTCTGGTTTACTATAATCAGACCCTACTAAAGTACTATCAAAAGCTTCAGCATCTTTTTTTGCAGCATCTGTTATTTGATATAGCCCTGAAGCAGAAGTATTAGGATTTTGAGCTAAAGGATTATTACTAGATTCTTTTAACTTTACATCTTTATCTGTAAGAGATGGACTAGTAGTTTCTTTCTTTATGTTTTTTTCCATCATTCTAAAATAAAGATTAACTAATTTTTTAGCATCTTCAGTATTACCTGCTCTATCAGCTTTTTCAGCAGCTGTTGCTATTTCTTTAAGTGTAGCCATTATTTATACTTATCTAAAACTGCTTGTTCATCATCTGTAATAGCTTCTACCGTACTAGAAGAAGTAACATTTTCTATATCTTTTACTTTAAATAATCTATTAATTACTTCATCAGCAGTTTCACCAGGTTTTTTTCCAAGTAATTTAGATTCATATTGAATTAATACATTTAATCTATTAACTACATTACCTAAACTATCTTGTAAATCTGTTGTTCTAACTCTTCCTGTGTTTTTATTTACCATTAATTTATTAATAACATCAGGATATGATTCTGCTTCTTGTAATATACCAACAGTATAAGTATTAATTGCATCAGCATTTAATTCTCTAAAATCTGGATTAGTATTTAATAAATTTTCAAATATTTTACTATCTGTAGTTAAAGCTAATTTGTTTAATCTAACATCTAAATCTTGTAATCTATCATTAAGATTAGTAATCATTGTACTTTGTTGTAAAATATCATTATATTCAGTACCTAAAGCATCTAAATTTTCTCCAGCATCTATTAATTTTAATCCTTCTGTATTTAAGAGTGGTAAACTACCTGTTAAATTAGAATTCATACGAGGTTGATTATAGTTAAGATTAATATTAGATTTTCCACCACGACTATTAATAGCATCTATCAAAGCTTGTGTATTACTTTCGTATAATTTCAATGCCCCTGCATCATCAGCTAGGTATTTACTATCTATTACTGTATATAAAGTTCCTAATAATTTTTCTATATTTTCAATTTTCTCAGGACTTCTACCCTCAAGACGTTCTTGTAATTGTGCTTTAGCTGATGCAGTAGCTGCTTGATTTGCAAAGTAATTTTTTTCAAACTCTCCAGACAATACCTTACTTAAATCTGTTTCCATATCAGTTAAATCTTGTATTGCTTGATTAAAATATGCAGTATATTGAGGTTTAACTGGTAGTTTTGATAAAGTAGCTGATAATATATTTCGAGCTTCTGCAACTAATTCTATATGTCTTTTTTGTTTTTCAGCTTCAGATTTATTTGGGTCATTTATATTTCTTTGCATTTTACCATAATAATCTTGTTTTACTTGACCACCTACTACATGTATACCACCATCTTCTATCATACTTTGTTCAAACTCATAGGAACTAATAGCTTCACTACTTTCTGACATTAGTTTTAATCCTGCTACTTTTGATGTTACATCTGTAATTTGTTGATACAAAGCAATTTTAGTTTCAGTAGGTAAAAGAACAGAAATACCATAGTCTTTTAATGTATCATCTATAACCTTCATTTGTGCTGCTTGAGCTTTTGCTTGAGCAGTATAGTATGATGAATCCATAGAAATTAAATCATTAATACCAGTATTACCCATAATACTAGATACTTCTTTAGCTATTTCATTAGCATATACAGGATTATTATTAGTTAATTCTGTAGTTTTTGTTAACAATCTCATTTTAAATTCTTCAGGACTAATTACACCTTGTTCTTTCATTAAACTAAGTTTATCATTAATCTCATCTAATTCTATTTGATATTGTTGTTTTTCACCACTAGGTGCAGTAGCTAAATTAGCTTCTGTTTCTTCTTTCTGTTGTAATAAAAATTGTTGATTAGTTATACTACCATCTTTATACATTTTAGAAAGTTCTGCTGCTTCTTCTCTAGCATCTTCTAGTACATTAGCTTTATCAAAAGCTACAGCAGATTTAACAGCAGTATCTACAAGAGAAGCTGCACCAGCTAAAGAACTATACTTAGCAGGCATTGCTTTAGGCGTAGCATAGGTAAGCCCTGGAGCATTCTGTGTCATTTTAGTTGTGTCAAATTCTGCCATTATTTATTTTCCTTTTTATACGTTTCATTAACTTCTTCCATATATCGAACTTGTTGGTCTAACCAAACAGCTCCTTTTGGATTTTCTCTTTTTAATACATCAGCTAATTCTCTAGCTCTTTGTATTTCTGAATCTCTATATACATTTTGTTTTCTCATATCTTTTCTAAAACTTGTATATAAAACTTCTGCCATACTTTCTCTTTGACGTAGTGCTTGTCTTAAGATTTCATCAGTAACTTCATGCCATTCTTGAGTACGGAAACCAAACTCTACTCCGTTTAAATGTACTTTAGCACTAACTATATGTTTTTTTAAATCCATAATAGTTAAACTAGGATTTAATCTATATACTGCTTCCATATATGATTTAGCATACTCTCTTATAAATTCTGAAGTATCTTTATTCTTTTTAAATTGTTCATAAGTATCTCTTTGTGCTCTATTAGGAATAGCTAAAAAGTTTTGAGATAGCGTTTCCCATGTAGTCTGTCCTCCAAATACTTCTTGTCCTGTTTTAGAACGTCCTGCTGAATCATGATTTAATTGTATAACTGTTCTTGCTATACCTTTAGCTACAGGAATTAACTCTAAAGTTTTTTCAGCTACTAACTCTACTCTTTCACTATGAGAAAAATTCCAAGGATTACGATATACATCTGCCATAAAATTAAATGCTTGTGTAGTCCCTTTCCAAAAGTTAATAGTAGCTCCCATATCATTGGTACTAAAGTTATCATTCCAAATACCCATCATATTCTTAAATAAAACACCATATACACCTAATGGTTCCATACCATAAGGACCAAATATTTCTCCTGGTAATGTTTCAGACCTAATTATATCACCATTTTCATCTCTTTCTGTACCAAAGATATAATCACCAAAATAATTAGACAACCAATAACTAATAGGTAACTTTTCTAATTGTCTACCTAACTCTTTAGCTTCTTCACTACCATCCCACACTTGAGACATCCATTCATATAGACTATATAAAGAATATGGAGCAGTTCCCCACATAGCTACATTCCATGATGCTAACTGTATACGTTGTTTCATGTTAAAAGGTGTAGCAGAAGCATTCCAAGCAGCTTCATTCATCTTCATACCAAAGGATGCAAACTGTCCTATAAATCTCATAGGAGTACTACGTTGCCATCCATATGCAGTTACATCAGTCATACCACCAGATAATTGATATGCATCATACATAATTTGATTTAAATTAGCTTGAGTTCTCCAGTTCTTTCCTGGATTTTTAGCTTCAAAGTTACGTAAAGCAGTAATAGTCATCCCAAATCTGTTCATTAATTCACCAGCACTAAAACCAAATTCTTGTAATAGTTCTGCTCCTTTAGAACCTACATTAGATAATACACTATCACTATCATCTAATCTTCGTATTCTATCTACAAAAATACCTTTAGCAAATTGGTGGTCTGATACATCTAATAAACCTTGTTCTTTAGCAGCTTGTAATAGTATTTGATAATCTCTTCTTTGTAATCCACCTTTAGCTTGAGGTAATGTAGTAGCAATACCATCCTCAGTCCATAAAGCATCAACTATAGAATCCATATCTTTCTTTACTTTCTTTTTAAACATACCTGTTTCTTTATAATAAACAGTAGCTAATCCTGCTACATCTTTTATGTTTCTAGCAAAAGCTAATGGATTACCATTTGATACAGTAAGTAATGGTCCTAAAGCAGCCATAGGTTGCAAGATTAATTGTTTAATAGTATTAAACATAATCCTAAATTGAGTAACTGTTTTAAGAGGTATAGAGACAACACTACCTGGTCGTTTCTGTCCTTCTCTAATTACTTTATTTAATTTAGCAATACCAAAAGCTTGTTTACCCTCAGTAGCATCTCCTAGTTTATCTAAGACTGCTCTTGCTGCAGTAGATAAAGAACCTGGAGCATATCCCATTTCTTTAACATATATCTTATTCCAAGATTGAATAGCAGCATCATAAAATTCTTTATTATCAGGCATCTTTTGTATTTGTTCTACTCTTACAGGAAATTTACTATTTGTTTTAGCTTCTGATTTTAAAGTAGTACTTATTTCTGGCATACCTTCAGTTAGTAATTGACCTGGTTCAGCATTAGGAAGTATTTTAATGTTAGGATTATCTACAAAAGTTTTAACCCATTCCATTTTAAACTGGTCTATAGCTAATTGGTCTAATCCTCTAGAACCAGAAGTATATAAGTTTTCCATTAATGTAGCAAAAGGGTCAGACTTAATTTTAAAATCTATATCATCTGCTCTTAATTTAGCTCCAGTAACAGCTCTATCTTGCATAATATAATAATCAGATAATTGATTAGTTTGTAGTTCATTAGCTTTTTCTACTACATATATCATATCTTTTTGTGGTCTAATCTTTTCACCAGCATAAGTATAAGCTTCTCGTTTAGAGTTTCTCATAGCTACAACTTGACCAAAAGCACGCATTTGTTGTAAAACATTTGCTTTATTTGTTGACATTTCTTTTGTAAACTTTTCTGGAGATACTTTAGTAGTAGCTAATTCTACATCTATTACTGCAGTAGGACCTGTATCTAAACTACGTAAGTCTACTTTTCGTCCATCTATTTCTATATATTTAGGATAAGCAGTAACAGTATAAGCTTCATCATGTAGTCTAGGTACGTGTCCTGGTCTTTCTGGTAACATGTTATTAGGTAAAGACTGTGATTTAGTTTTACCAAAAGTAGCATAGTTATATACTCTAGAACCATCTCTTTTTTGTTTAGCTAATCTATATACTTGTCCTGCAGGTTTACCATCTTTATCATATACATAATGTGTTTTATCTCCAGGTCTTAATACTGTAGATATTTCTACATTATTTTCAAAATCCCATAGTTTTACAACAGGAAAAGGGTCTGGTCCTTCTACTTTATTTACAGTAAAGTCTGGTTTTACAGCATGTGGTACATCATCAACTACAAAAGCTGTTGTATATCCAGCTTCCATTAACATATTCTTATATGTTACATTATCATAATAATGTAGTTCTTTATCAAATCTTCTGTATTGATAAAGTCCTGTTTGTATTTTACTAAGTAACTTAGGGTCTAATGATTCCCCTGCAATTTGATTAATAGTATTAGCATCTAAAAAGTCTACACCATATTTATCTTGATATTCTAAAGCATCAGCAAAAACTTGTTTTGACTTTCCTTTTAATCCCATTACATCACGTAATAAAATTTCTCGTTGTCTAGATAAAAAAGATTGTTTTAATAAGTTAGATACATTTAATCTATACTCAGCATTTCTAGCTAAAGACCCATAAGCTGCAAACCATTCAGAAGCTGGTCCTGTTTTTTTACTAACTGCTGAGCCACCAAATAGTCTAGTTTGTAAATATCTACCTACAGGAGAAGAATCTTTAAATCTTTCTGATACAGTTTTACCAAACTCACTAAAGAATCCATCATATAGTGTAACATCATTTTTCCATACTACTCTATATCCATTTACTTGAGAAGCTTTTATTTTAACTTTATCTTTAGTATTCCATTCATTTACTAATTTACCATTAGGTGTTATCTCTTGAATAGTTATTTCAGCATCTGGACCTACTGATTCTCTTAATTGTTTAGAAGCATTATTAGCTTCTCTAAACTTATAATCTGATGTAGTTGTTTTTCTAAAAGCTAATTCAGTATTAAATCCATTCTTAGTAGGATTAAATATACTAAATGTATTAGAAATAACCATAGGTACAGTAGGTATAACACCATTTAATTTAGTAACTATATCACCTAAGTATTGTTTTCTTTGTGCTAAATCAGCAAATGCAGGATTAAGTATTTGTAATTCTCTTGCTCTTTGCATGTTAACATTTAATTCTTTAATTCTAGCAGCATCTACATGCCATCCAAAGTCAAGTGTTTTAACAATATCTCCCATAGGGTCTGTTAAATATTGTATTAATTGTGGTATATTAAAACCACTACTTTTTAATAGTTGTCCATCAAAGTTTTCAAGAGAGTCATCTATTAAATCTTTCCCTGCTTTTTTATTAGTAGCTACAGTAGTTACCATAGGAGAATTAGGGTCTACTGGAGTACTGTTTTTTACTTTAGATTTTTTTCTTTCTTTCTTAACTTCTTTTTTAACAATCTTATCATTTTCTTCCATGATTTTATCAACAGTATCTTTAGCTTTTCTTTTAGCACTAGAACGTTTTAGTCCATAAGCTACAGGAGCAAAAGCAGTAACTAATTCTAATATAACTGCTGGTTTAGTAGGGTCTTCTGGATTAATAAATTCAGCTGCAGTTTGTATATATTCACCAACTGTTGTTAATGCTTTATTAACAAATGTACCATTAATAGTTTCTGTATTATAGCCCATCTTAAGAAGCATATCATCAAAAGCTTCTTGCCATTCTCCAGTCCAGTTTTCTTGATTATTAGCTGAAACTATTTCCATAATTTCACCCCAAGTTTTCTTTTCATCTCCTTCTGGATTATCATACAAAAACAAATCAATTATATTATCTAACCATATAGGAGTTTCACCTAGTATCATTCTAGTATACGCTAGGAATTCTGCATCTAAACCTAATGGTAATATACCACCAGTATCTCCTAGTTCTTCTATTGATTTTACTTGTTGTATACGTTGAGCAATAGTAGTACGTTCTTCAGGATTTGTTTCTACTACTTCTCCTTTAAGAACTTTACCAGCTACATCTAGAACTTTACCAAAATCTTGTTGTACTTTAATTTGATTTAATTGTACTTCATAAGATACTAAATCTTGATTAGAAGCATCCCAATTATTTGACATGATTTCATCTTGAGATAAGTTTTGAAAATACTTATCTTGTAAAGTATGAGACATAATATCAGATTTTTTATAATCATCTAATACTTGTTTCTTTTCTTCTTTACTTAACTGAGGGTCAGAAATAACATTTTCTAAATAAGCTTTTTTAACTACATCTTGTTCTTTTTGCCAATCTAATTGTGCATCTAATATAGTTTGAGAATAACCATTAATATCTAATTCATTTAGAATCTGTTGATATACACCTACAGGGTCTTCACTACCACTAGTAGCTGCTATATAAAAAGCTTCTTTAGTATTAGATGGAGCTTCAGATACACCTTTATTAAAAGGTGCTACAGGAGTACCATTAGTAACTTTATCTACCATTTATTACCCTTTAAATATATTTGCAATTTCGTCTTTTTGCGCAAAGAGGTTACCACCTAGTGTAGACATACTTTGCCAACCAGTAGCTCTAGAACCAGCTGTATTTGCTTGGCTACCAAAGTTAGCTGCTCTAGCATTTAATGCAGTAATTTGATTACCTACATCTTCTGCTACATTAATATTACCTAAGTTTGTTGATGCTTGTGTACCAATACTACCTACAGAACCAACATAACCTGAAGTACCACCAGCACCTAGAGTACCTCCCATAGAACCTGCAATTTGTCCTTGTTGTATTCTAGCTTGTCTTAACGTTTGTAATCTACTTCGTTTTTGTAGTAATTGATTATATCTATTTCTAGCTGCTTCAGCCTTATTCTGTTCTTCTACCTGTTGTCGTTGAAAACCAGCTTGTTTTCTCTGATATTTTTGACTTTGTATAGCACTATAACCTTGCATTGCAAGACCACCAGCAGATAATACTGTACCCATTGATAATCCACCACCTACACCTGCTGCACCTATACTACCCAAACCGCCATATGAACCCCAAGCAGCAGTAGATGTTCCTGCTGTAGCATAACCTAATCCTATTCCAATTGCAATTGGTGCTACTTTTTTTACTACTTTACCCATGTTATATCTCCAGTACTGTTAAATAATTTAATAATCCATCTTCTGTAAGTATTATACCAT